TGGTGTGTCTCCGTTTTTCTTCCAGATCGAACTAGCGATGAACGTGCCGATTATACCCATGTTACTTATTAAGAATGTGGAAAGTATTGGGCCGATATGATCAAGGCGTTCAACCGGGATTAACCCAGGGATAAGGACTACGATTATTAAACTTGTAACCGTAACCATAGAAAACCAAACCATGTACCTTTGTTGATCTTCTTTCTTATCGTTGTTCTCTATTCTAATCAGACGTTCTTTCATCATCAGTTCTTGATCCGTGATCAGATGATCTCCGTTCAAGTCTAAACTCTCTGCGATCTTAGAGCCTTTCTGAAACTTCTTCTGTGTCATTTAGATTTCTTCTTCGCATTCTTTTTCTGTGACTTTGATGACTTGGGTCTTCCCCTCTTCGGAGATGTAGACACAGTAGAATTCGTTGAGGGTTCTTCCGGCTGCTTTCTTCCGAACTCTGTTAACCAAAGTATAAGACGATGTATCATTTTTAATTCCCTTAGTTTGTAATGGTGAGATACACAATCCCAACCACGCAAAGAAGACCAGCACCGCCAACAATCCACAGAAGTATTTTAAGATCATTTAGCATTTCCTTACGACGTTTAGCTTTAGCTTGTAGTCTCTTCTGCTCTGCTTCGTTATAGGCTTTGATCCGCTTCCTTCGTTCATCTTGAATTCCTTTGAACGTGCCATGTCCGAACCTCTGGTCTATCAAGACGGAGATGTTATAAAGCTCTTCCTCGGCGAGCTTGGCACTTATCGTGTCGGAAGCTATTGACTTGATAGAGAACTGACCTGGAGCTGCCTTGCTTTTCTTGGCTCTATCTATTCTTGCCTTGCCGTCTAGCAACTGATCGATTGAGTCAGCTATATCTCCAATATCTCTCGCTGTTCCTATGCCACTTTTAATAGCATCGACCGCACTCTTGAATGCACTCGCAGCCATGATTGCTTCCCCGACCCCAAACATATCGGTTTCCCCCAGGTAAAAATTTTAATTAATTTGAAATAAGATCCCAATGAGCATGAGTATCACCGCACCCATGCCAGAAATAAGCACCATTTCCAATTTCTTCAGCCTATTAAAGATGTCTCGGAACTGAATAGAATTCTCAGTTTCCAACTTAACCACTCGTGTTTCTAATGCTTTGGTCATTTGTCTGTGTTTATCCCTAAGATGGTTTACTTATTTTTTTTGTACCGCTTACTGATACATTGCCCTCAGAAAAGATAATATCTTTTGCATTATTGCCAGAATATGTTGAGGGAATATCTCGTAAACTTTTTCGATAATTTATGTATTCTGTTTTTTTACTATCAGATAAAGCACTATCGGATAAAACAGTCCAATCAGTTTCAGATAATAAAAAATTACGTTCTGACCTTACTCTTACCCAATTATTTAGCCATGATTCTTCTGCATCAAGTTTTGCTTTGTCATCTGCTGATTTCAGAGCAGTCCATTTATCTGTAACTGCTTTTATTTCATCTGAAGTAGCAGAACGATTATCACCCGATACTGGTTCTACTTCACCAGAAGTATCATTAATTTGAATAGCATGAATTAAAGAATAATCATTTAACCATACATCATCTGAGGGCATTTGATACGCAATACCATCTTTTACGATTATTCTATCTTGTTTTATAAATGAGTAATGAGCCATTTTATTTCCTATGTTCTAAAAATTTAGCTGGTCTTCTACTGATTACATTCATACAAAAGCTCTCTATTTTTTTTCTGTAATTTAGGAGAGTGAATATACTGTTACTATAAGACTTCATTTCTTCAGTAGCTTCAACGTAACCAAGATTTACTGATGTGTTGAAAAAGAAAGTTAAAAAAGGTTTATCAAAACGTAATTTAATTGTTGCTTGTTTATTAATATTTTTTATTGCGAATGATGAATGTAATGGTCTGATCCAAGAATGAGGTTTAAATCCCCCAGGAATATATACACAGTTTTCATGCTCAAGATTTGGAGGAGTTGAAACAACTTCTATGTCTTTATCATCAGTAACAAAAGCATAAGGACTTTGAATTTGTAGTTCTAATCTTGAATTATCTTCATGCTTTAGATTTAATGATTGATTAATTAAATTATGTAGTGCTTTTGTTGAGGGATGTTGGTCAGTAAATTTATAATTTAGGTATGGTTCTTCTTTTTTTAAACCAAATTCAAGGTCAACATCTAAGAAAGAATTAACTGTATAAAGTCTATTATAAATACTTGTTACTGCTGGACATTTAGTTTGTAGTATTTGTTTGTCATATTTTTCAATGTTATTAAATATTCCTTGTGGGAATTTTTCTGCATGAAGAATTGTCCATTTTACATCTGACAGTTTTGTCTTATTAAATATCATTATTTATCAAGCCTTAATCATAAATTTGATTGCTATATAAGGTTGCAAGGTTGAAACGGCATTAATACTTGTTGTGCCAGTAGGTGTCACCGCATTACCAGAAAAGGTTGCACTCATAGAGTGGCTATGAGAATTACCACTTCCAGTACTTTGAGTTGCCCAATTTGGGTTAGCAGCATAATAATTGCCTAATGGATTTACATAAGCTGACTGTTGTCCAAAACCAAAATCTCCGTATTGCACTCCATGATCTTCTGGATGAGTATGAGAAGGAAGTTGAGCAGTTGTCAGAGTATGGCTTCCTGTACTACCACCAACAGTACCGGCTGGGGTTAATGCGTTTATTGTTATAGAGCCAGTTGGAGTTACAGTTACCGCACCTCCAGTTGATGCTACTGCTTTAGAACTACTAACTCCTACTGGAACTTTATCTTGTAAATCTGGCAGATTAAATGTACTTGAGCCATTTCCAACACCATAGTCTGTCGAGATAACAGCAAACAAAGCAGAATATGTTGACCTCGATACGGCAGCACCATCACAATTTAAATAGCCAGAGGGCAAAGTACTATTACCCCAAGTCAGAATAGTTCCTACATCAATAGCAACAAGGTTCGTGAGAGATGCACCTGTCAAATTATATCTGTTCGCTTCGTATGTACTCATCTTATTTCTCCATTAATAACCAACCTTGAGTGTCACCAGAAAAGACCAAGGCAAAACCAGCCCTCTCTGTTGCTACAGTCATATCACTTGTGTCACCTTGTAGCTTCTTTCCGTTCCTTGCCACAGTCAGATTGTTTGTGTCAAACGTAGCACTCAAATCTATAAATCTAATTGTATCGCCAGCAGAAGGGCTGGCTGGTAAAGTCGCCGTAATTGCTGCACTTGATGTATCAACAAAATATCCTTTAGATACTTCTGCATTAAAAGCTGAGGTTTTAGTTTCCCAAGGAAAAGCAGTAATAGAAACACCATTTAATGTAATGCCATCTGCTTCAAGTGTACCATCAATGTCAGCATTTCCACTTACATCTAATGTTGCACAATCAAGCTCGCCAGTAATCGTAAGGTCTGATAATCCAGTAATACTATTCGAATTTACATCTAAATCACCACCTAATTGTGGACTGGTATCGACTACCAAAGAAGTCATAGCTCCAGCTACAACCGCAACCCAAGAGCTACCATTATAATAATTAAGTGAATTTCCTGTTGTATTATAATATAGATCTCCCTCGTCTAATGATGATGATGGAGCGGAGCTTGAAACCCTATATCTTTCAGCAAAGCTATTTACTCCCGATATATTTGATGCCGTTGTGTTAACATTGCTAATTGATCCAGCAACAGTTGCAATATTTGATACTACCCCACTTGCACCAAGAGTTGCCATATTTGTTACATTGGCGCTTGTCGCTATTAAATTCATGTCAGTTACAATGTCTGATGTTGCCAGGGTATTGAGATCGCTAACGATATCAGATGTGGCCAAAGTATTCATATCGGCAATAACATCACTATCAGCAAGTAGAGCCATATCATTGATCACATCTGTTACTGCCAACATCGACATATCTGTAACTACTGCACTAGCAGCTAACGTATTAATGTTTGTTTGTTCAGATGATGTTGGCTTAACATCTTCCCATGCAGATCCGTTATAAACTTTTATGCCCGATGATGTGTTGAAATACAAATCACCAGTATCTAAATTTGACGATGGATCAGAACTAGCCGCACCATGATACTGTCCTTGAAAAGTTGTCAAAGTAGTTGCCGCATTGGTGGCGCTTGTAGCCGCATTCGTTGCCTGGGTAGATGCGGTGCTTGCACTTGTGCTGGCGTTGGATGCTTGAGTAGAAGCGGTACTGGCACTACTTGCGGCAGCCGTGGCTGACGATGCCGCGGCAGTTGCTTGTGTAGATGCTGTTGTCGCCGATGTTGCGGCAGATACCGCATCCACTAATAACACAAAATGGTCTGTATCTGTTAACGTGTCTCCAGCCACAGAATCAGCAATACACATATATATATTGTTTAACTGTGCAGTTGTTGATCCCTTAACAATATCTCTTGGAATAAAAGCGGCAGTAGTTGTGGTTGCACTTGTTCCTTTATAATTTCCTAACTCATTGGTTATTGCTAACTCACCACTTGCATCGAAGGAAAGAACTTTAGATGCTCTATCGGTTGCTGACGTTGTAAACTCTGGACTTGTCATCGTGTTTGTAACAGACAACTTTAATGTACGATCCAACTCCTCTTGAATTCCCTGAGTAATAAACGTCAACCTATCTAATGCGTTCTCATGGTCAGTTGATGCAAATGGATCGTTCTCAACGTAATCCGTTCCCTGGGTAAGAGTTAGGTTTCTCTTGATAACAACCGTAGTTCCGTTGGCTGGTCTGTAATCGGAAGTACTATAATGATCATCTGAACTCGTACCTGTGTTATATTTGAACAAGACATTGCCGCCGGACTCACTCGCTGCACCTGTTACAACATAATGGGTATTGAGTGTTTGTGTTGTCTCCGTTCCTGTCGCACTTCTTACAACAACTTGCAAATCTGCATCCGCAAAGATCTTAAACGTGTAGGCGAAACTGTGTGTACTGCCGTTGGGTGAATAACTAACTTTGGTGGTGCTGCTTGATACCGTCATCAGAATTTCCTTTTAAATTTTCTTTCGTCTTGCTTTTGTGTTCTTTCGAGTTTCTTTAGCCTTCTGTCATAGGCTCTGCCCAAAGATGTTCTCTTTAGGAATTTCTTTTCACCGTCATACCGTGCTTCTGAAAATATCTCGTCAAACATTAAACGTATTTCCTCATGCGCCCTCTCCGATCCTGTCTGGAGATAATAGTCACGCAGTTTTTCAAACTTCCTTACCTTTGTCTTATTGCGATACCATTTCTTAAATTCTTTAACGGTTTCCTTACCAAGCATCGCATGATACTCGTTCCTCTCTTCCAGACTTAAAGGAAGTTCCACATTGATATCATCCGGCATCTTGCTTGGGCCATACCGTGCAGACACAAACATTTCATCCAAGATATAGGTAAGCTCTACATCGTTTTCCTTACCCATTAAGTAGTTCGGGCCTCTATGACTTGAGTAGATAGGACTAATAACGTCTGGCCCATACGAACCAGAAAGATGAATAGGTTGACCCCATACGTTCCTTCTTGGGGGTAGATCTGATGAGAACCCCGGCAACTGAGCCATGATAGACGTTAGAAATGAATTCGTATCTCTTACTAAAGGATCAGCTTCAACGCCAAGTGGTACACCAAAAATGTCGAGCTCTGGTAATCCTATGCCTGTTTTCTTAGCTTGGGCAAATACCCTTGGTACTAAACTTCTCTGGAAGCTCTCAGCCGTCATGCCGCCATATCGTTCTGGATCTTGAAGCATATTCACAAGATTATTAAAGCCAGACATAAACGTCTTATCCGTCAACTGATTGCTTATAGTCACACCAATAGCCAAGGCCATTTTATTAATCTGACCTTGAGTCAAATTGCCGTGCATCATTACCTCTGACATATCGGCAGCTAAACCCATAATACTAGAGAAAGGTTCTGCGCCCGCATAAGAGTAATACTTATCCCCTACCCTTATAGAATAGGGTTGCCATCCTGTTCGTCTTAGTGAACTCCTGTATTCTCCATCAGTTGATCCGTTGCCTGTTATTCTGCCTTGTGCAGCATACATGGCGATCAATCCCGCCGTCATTGACCCCATGCTCAATCGAGCTAATGCCGTGTCCGATGCCGCTTTCTGTTGTGGCGTTGCATCTGGGCGCATCCCTGTACTTATTGTTTCTCTTATATCTGAGGTAAACAAACCCAAAGGCGTTCTTTCCTTAAAGGCATATTTAAAAGCATTGTAAGGCGTTTTAAAAAAAGGAATGAAGAACCTTGCTCCCGGTATCTTCCTTAATCCCTGTATATCCTTTCCCACACCAGTAACTTTGTTTTGAAGTGTGATATATCGTGCGTGATCATCGGCGTCTATCAAAGCCTGTTCTGGAGGGTTATTGATAAAGTTTGCTACGAACTCTCCAAAGTTCTCTCCCTGTAATCCTCTGGTCTTGGCTTCTCTATAGCCTTGCTGGTATAAGCTCATTCTCTGGCCTACAACCTTGAACCATGTATCTTCAAACTCTAATGCACCTGTTGGAATACGGCCCATCGTCATTAGAGAACCAATACCGTCTACTGCATTTCCGAATGTACCAATCTCAAAGCCTTCGGCACTAAACGCCCTCTGATGTTTCTTGCCTTGTGTGAATTCTATCTTAGAACCTAATATCGGTGTTTCACCTGTTGACCATGCTGTTGATGCCGCTTTCCACGCATCACCAAACGCCATTAATGCTCCGAATAATTCGGCATTCGCTTCACCGAACTGCACTCCACCTTCTTGCCCTAATACATTTCTTCTTACTGATCCAACACCAGCCGCAACGAATGTCTCCGGCACATGGGCAAAGGTTGTGAGAAAAGCACCCGCAACATTCTTAACGTGTGTTACAGGAGAACTGAGAAGCATATTGATCCA